ACAGAAAGTTTTACTTGACTTACGCTCTCAAGTAGATAAAGCTACTACTATTACAGATGGCATAGGTGACAAGCTAGATGTTATTCAAACGGAGATAGATGACATCTGGAAAGCTTATGATGAAATGTCAAGTAACCCACTATAGAGGATAGACATGGCTACTCCACGTAAAGGCAAGATGTTTGCCAAGACAACGACTAACCCTAAGACAGGGCGTAAGGTAAAGGTAAGCTACGGTCAGGCAGGTAAAGCCAAGGACGGTGGTAAACGTATACGTCCAGGAACAGGTAAAGGTGATTCTTATTGTGCAAGAAGTGCTGGGCAGATGAAGAAACATCCAAAGGCAGCAGCTAATCCAAACAGCCCACTACGTCTTTCTCGTAAGAAGTGGAAGTGTGCTGGTACAAAATCTAAGAGGACATAATGGCAAAAGCTCAAAAGCATTACTTCAAAGATGGCACTGAACATAAAGGTGGTACACACAAGATGCCAAATGGACAGTTGCATTCTGGTGCAACACATGGTAAGAATAGCAAACAAGTTGTTCACTTTAAAGACCTGAGTGCAACAGCAAAGAAGAAAGCTAAGAAGTAATGGCGAACAAACCTAAGAACGCAGCTTTGTATTCTAGAGTAAAGACAGAAGCTAAGAAGAAGTTTAAGTGGCCCAGCGCATATGGAAGTGCTTGGTTAGTTAAGACCTACAAAAAGCGTGGGGGTACTTACAGTAAAGGAGGATCAGTTGCACAAGTCAAGACACGTACTACAAAGTCGTAGATCCTTTGGTGAAGGTGGACTAACTCAATGGTTCAAGGAAGACTGGCGTGACGTAAAGACAGGCAAGGAGTGTGGAAGAAAAAGTGTTAAGGACAGCAGTAGACCATACCCAGCTTGTAGACCAGCAAAGGTAGCAGGTAGAATAAGTAAAGCAGAAGCATCAAAGAAAACAGGGCCAAAGAAAGTTAAATGGTCAGTAACAGCATCAGGTAAGAAAAGAAAATGACTGTATACTTTTTAGTAGATGATAATAACTTAGTAGCTAATATGGCTATGTATCCTGATGGCATGGTTCCTTCTGAAATAGCTTCTAATTGGTTATCTACAGAAGAAACAGACATTGGCGGTAAAGTATATAATAGTTCAGATAAAACATTCTCTGCACCAACAGGAGATTTAATAGGGATTGAACCCACAAATCAATTATAACAAAGGAAGAGACAATGAAGAAGATGAATGACGGTATGAAAGCACTAAAGAAAGAAGCACCAGCCGTAGCCAAGAAGATGGGTTACATGTATGGTGGCATGGCTAAGAAAAAGATGGGCATGATGAATGGTGGTATGACTAAGAAGATGGGCTATGCTAAAGGTGCAATGATGTGTGGAGCATCTAACCCTGCTGAACGTCCAATGAAAAAGGGTAAGTAATGAAGTACTACGAAAAGTATAAAGATGCTTTAGAGAAGTATGGCTATACTGTTGATGCTGAAGGTTCTGTACGAGATGGTATGGGTAACCAAGCAGCAGCAGAGGATCGCTTTGGTAACGTACACTGTAGTGATCCTAATGTAATAGACATTTGTAAAGAAGCATCTGTAGAAAACACACCACCTAAAAGAGCTAGGAATGAGAAAGGACATCTAATGGCAGATGATCCTTCTACTCCAGAGAATGAAGCTTGGGAAGGTGGCGTAGCTCCTAAGAAGAAGAAAGCAAAAAAGTCATAGCGGCTATTCCAACTTAGCACTACTACAACTTTAACATTTATGTATAACTACCCTTGTACAAACAAGGAGAAAGTACATGAAACAATTACTAAAAAAAATGTGGGATAACCACGTAATCAGACAACAAAAACGTGCAGACTTTAGAATGCTACACATGTTGGATGATAGACAACTAAATGATCTAGGCATAGGCAGATCACAAATAAGGAACGCAATTTATGGCAAGGACGTTAACTGAAAGACAACAAAGGTTCTTGGATGTATTATTTGATGATGCTGGAGGTGACGTTGTAGCTGCTAAGAAGTTAGCTGGCTATGGTGACAACTCCAGTACAACTTCTATAGTGGAGGCACTTAAAGATGAAATCGCTGAAAAAACTAGGACTTACTTTGCTAGGACTGCCCCGAAAGCTGCTTTCGCGCTTATGGGCGCTTTGCAAGATCCCACTCAGTTGGGTATCAAAGAAAAAATGATTGCTGCCAAGGATGTGCTTGACAGAGCAGGTCTTGGTAAAGTAGACAAAGTAGATGTCACTAGTGGTGGTGGCATTTTTTATTTACCACCTAAAGAAGGTACAAACGAATAATACCTCAAAGAGAATTGGGCTTCTGGCAGTTACCTCTGCCACCCAAAGGACACAACAAAGAATGGCACGTAATAGCTAGGACTACTGTAAAGGTTCCGTTTGGCTATGAAGTAGATCCAAATAACGATAGACTGCTTGTTCCCATAGAACATGAGTTAGATGCATTAGAGCTTGCAAAGCAACACCTAAAGCAGTATAGTTACAGAGCAGTAGCTCAGTGGTTGAGCAAAGAAGCAGACCGATACATATCACACATGGGTCTAAAGAAGAGAATAGAAGTTGAGCAAAGACGTAGAAAAGCATCTGCAATTAAACGTAAGCTTGCCAAGTGGCTCCAAGAGACGCTCTCGCAAATCGAGAAGCTCGAAACACAAGGAGTCGGAGCATACTCAGAAGCCTGTGGAAGTCGAAGCCCCCCAGATTCCAGCACAGGTAGTAGCACCTGAGTATGACGTAGATGAAGCACAGGAAGTTGTCTTTAAACCTAACGAAGGTCCACAAACATCTTTCTTGAGTTCGTCTGAGAGAGAAGTACTATACGGAGGGGCAGCAGGTGGTGGTAAATCATATGCTATGTTAGCAGACCCATTACACGGCCTTAACGATCCACACTTCTCTGGACTCCTTGTACGACACACAACTGAAGAACTAAGGGAACTAATACAGAAGTCACAGGAGTTATACCCACGTGCCATACCAGGAATCAAATGGTCAGAGCGTAAGTCACAGTGGATATCACCTAGAGGTGGAAGACTATGGATGTCATATCTGGACAAAGATACCGATGTCACACGCTACCAAGGACAGGCTTTTAACTGGATTGGATTTGACGAACTTACTCAATGGCCTACACCTTACGCTTGGGATTATATGAGATCACGTCTTCGTAGCGCACACGGTAGAGAATTAGGTTTGTACATGAGAGCTACAACAAACCCAGGTGGTGCTGGACATGCTTGGGTAAAGAAGATGTTTATAGATCCTGCACCTGCAGGTAAAGACTTTTGGGCTACAGACATTGAAACAAGTAAAACAATTACATTCCCTAAAGGACACAGCAAGGAAGGTCAGCCTCTATTCAAGCGTAGGTTTATACCTGCATCTCTCTTCGATAACCCATACCTCGCTGAAGAGGGTGACTATGAAGCCATGCTCCTATCACTACCAGAGCATCAGAGAAAGCAACTCCTTGAAGGAAACTGGGATATCAACGAGGGAGCAGCATTTCCCGAATTTGACAGAACTGCCCACGTTATCGAACACTTTGACATTCCTAAGTCGTGGTCAAGGTTTCGCGCTTGCGATTATGGGTATGGTTCTTATACTGGGGTTCTGTGGTTTACTGTGGCTCCTGATGAACAGCTTATAGTCTACAGGGAAATGTATGTCTCTAAAGTTACAGCTACAGATCTAGCTGATATGATACTAGAGGCAGAAGCTCAAGACGGTGGTATGAGATACGGTGTGCTTGATAGTTCTTTATGGCACAACCGAGGCGATACTGGGCCATCACTAGCTGAACAGATGAACATGAAGGGTTGCCGTTGGCGTCCTTCTGATCGTTCAAGAGGGTCACGTATCGCAGGAAAAAACGAGATACATAGGCGTTTGAAGGTAGATGACTTTATAGAAAAGCCTATGTTAGTATTTATGAATAACTGTGTAAACACCATAGCACAGATACCAAGCATCCCACTGGACAAAAAGAATCCAGAAGATGTTGACACCAAAGCAGAAGATCACTTGTATGATGCTCTTCGTTATGGTATAATGACTAGACCACGCAGTAGTATATGGGATTACAACCCAGCCAAACAACGATCTGGTTTCCAAGCCAGTGACTCAACATTCGGGTATTAAATATGGCAGAAGAAATGTTTGAAACAGATGATGTCGTTGCAGCAGAAGATGCAGACGATAAAATCTTTAAAGAAAAAGATAGTGTAATTGGCTTTATAAAAGAACGGTACAAAAGGTCTGAAGACTCTAGATATGCTGATGAGCAAAGATGGCTTAGAGCATACAGAAACTACAGAGGCTTGTATGGTAGTGATGTACAATTTACTGACGCAGAGAAGTCTCGTATCTTTGTAAAGGTTACTAAAACAAAAACACTAGCAGCATATGGACAGATAGTAGATGTACTATTTGGTAACAATAAGTTTCCTCTATCTGTAAATCCTACAGTACTACCTGATGGTGTTGCTGAGTCTGTACATATAAACATAGACCCTAGAGTAGAAGCAGGACAGGCTGCTATTAGTGCAGCTATGGGATCACCAGCGCCAAAGCCCTATCTAATAGATGGCGATACAGAATTAAAACCTGGTGAAACACTTATGGATCTACAGGCTAGGCTAGGTGGCATGGAAGAGAAACTAGCACCTGTGTCTGAGAAGATTATAGAGGGTGATGGTACTACAGCCACGACAGTTACATTTCATCCTTCTATGGTTGCAGCTAAGAAGATGGAGAAGAAGATCCATGATCAGCTACAGGAAAGCGGAGCTACTACACACCTAAGAAGTATGGCATTTGAAATGGCACTACTTGGTACAGGTGTTATGAAAGGTGCGTTTGCTGTAGATAAAGAATACCCTAACTGGAATGAAGATGGCGAGTATGAACCTATAGTAAAAACTGTTCCAGAATGTGACCACGTTTCTATATGGGATTTCTATCCTGACCCTGAAGCCAAAGACATGGATGAGGCAGAGTATGTTGTACAAAGACATAAGATGTCACGAACACAACTACGCAAACTAAAGACACGTCCTTTCTTTATGAATGACGGTGTCCAGCTTGCTATAGACAAAGGCCCAGACTACGTGCAGAAGTACTGGGAAATGACTATGGAAGACGATGACACCCAGCCAACATCAGAACGTTGGGAAGTATTAGAGTTCTGGGGTTTTGTTGATACTAAGTTATTAGAAGAACATGGTGTAGATATACCTAGTGAGCTTAGTGACCTAGATGAAGTCAACTGTAACGTATGGGTATGTAACGATGAAGTACTACGATTTGTACTAAACCCATTCAAGCCTACACGTATACCCTACTACGCTGTGCCATACGAGCATAACCCATACTCCTTCTTTGGCGTTGGTATTGCTGAGAACATGGATGATACACAGACATTGATGAATGGCTTTATGAGAATGGCTATTGACAATGCTGCAATGTCTGGTAATCTAATCATAGAAGTAGATGAGACTAACTTAGTTCCCGGCCAAGACCTATCTGTATATCCTGGAAAGATATTCAGGAGACAGGGTGGCGCTCCAGGACAAGCTATATTTGGTACAAAGTTTCCAAACGTGGCACAAGAAAACATGCAACTATTTGATAAAGCGAGGGTACTAGCAGATGAGTCTACTGGATTCCCATCTTTTGCACATGGTCAAACAGGAGTTCAAGGAGTTGGGCGTACTGCTTCTGGAATCTCTATGCTTATGTCTGCTGCTAACGGTAGTATCCGTACCGTTGTTAAGAATGTTGATGACTATTTAATTAGACCATTAGGCAAAGCATTCTTTGCATTCAACATGCAGTTTGACTTTGATGAGAATATAAAGGGTGACTTAGAAGTACATGCGTCAGGTACAGAAAGCTTGATGGCTAACGAAGTACGTAGTCAACGTTTGATGCAGTTCTTACAAGTAGCACAGAATCCAGTACTTGCACCATTTGCTAAGATGGATTATATTATACGTGAGATTGCTAAGAGCATGGACTTAGATCCTGACAAGGTGACTAACTCTATTGCTGATGCAGCTATACAAGCTGAAATCTTAAAAGGTTTTCAAGCACCAGCGCCAACACCAGAGCAAGGCGTAGCTGGTCCTGAAGGTCAAGGCCCACAAAGTGTAGCTGATACTACTGGTGGTGGAGGATCACAAATAGGTATGGGTACAGCACCACTACCAGATGAGCAAGGATTTACAGGTAATGCACCTCAAGCAGTTGGTTAATGATAAAGAATGCTACGAGCAGTTTCAACAGCATATAGATGAACTAATTAAAACTAGACAACGTGCGCTAGAGACAGCTAATGAACCTCATGTTATGCATAGACAGCAGGGTGCAATAGACGTACTAAGAAAACTAAAGTTACTGAGGGAGACAGTAAACAGTGTCTGATAAAGTAGGCAAAAAAACAGGAAAGAAAACCCAAGCAGGTAAGGATGTTTACAAAACACCAGAGGGTAAAAACGTTTCTGAGATTTCTAGAACTTTTAAGTATAAAGGTAAGTGGATAAATGTGCCTAGTATACATAAAGGACGTGAGTATGATCAGGCTACTTTAAAGTTAATGTTAGAAGCTGAGATAATTAAACCCACAAGTATACATGATAATAGAACAAAAGCAGAGGCTGCGGCAAGAGATCGTAGTGACAGATTAAAGTTTGATGAAGGTGGTATGGCAACTGAAGAAGACCGCCTTAACTTTGTAAGATCTTACGGTGTAGAACCTGTAACAGACATAAACACTGACCTTACATTCAAAGATGCTGCTAAGACTATAGCTGAGATGACTCCTATAATAGGAGATGCTATGGCAGCAAAAGAGATCTATGACGAGCTTCAGAAAGAAGATCCTGACTACCGCTTTGTTGCTGTACTAGGTGGCGCTGCTCTAGTAGGTGCAGT